TAACTCAACTTGGGTGGATCTGGGATCTGCTACGAACATCACTGTAGATGCAAACCTATACATAGAAAAAGATCGACCTACTTCAAAGTATGTTCGTGTGGGGATCACGCTAACAGCAGGTCACATTTCTGCAAGCCTTCAATTACTAGGCAAAGGGGATAAATCATGAGCGCAGAGAAACTAAAACTAATCCAAAAGCTAATGGACGAATTGATCACAGACATGGAGCCCACACAAGACGACTACATGGAAAAACTCGGTAAGAAAAAACCCGAGATTGAAGTCGTTAAGATGGAAGGGAAGCTTCCTCTTGGAGAGATGGAGGATGACATGGAAGGCATGGACCATGAGATGGGTGATGAGTCTATGGACTTTTCATCGATCATGAATATGGACAAAGAGGACGAAGAAGAATCCGACCTTAAGAAGAAACTAATGAAAATTAAAGGTATGTAATGGCACTTCCACAGTATGATGTAGAACAGCTAATTCTTAACATCCAAAGGCGATGTACTGTTCCTACGAGTCAATTGACATTTACAGATGAGGATTGGGCGGCGATGGCAACCGATGAACTCGGTGACTCGCTCATTCCTATTATCATGTCTACAAGAGAAGAGTACTTCGTTGAATATGTGGATGTAGCGTTAAGTGGTGGGTCCATTGAAATCCCATCAGACACCATTGGCGAGAAGCTTCGTTCTGTCTGTTACCTGCAAGCCGGGACGCCACTTTCAATGATAAACCTGCCGAGAATTGATCTAGATATTGTGGCAGGATTTAATCAGTTCAGCTTTACGACTATCGCTGGATTCTACATCACTGGGAACCTACTGAACATTTATCCAACAAACGCTCTCCCTCAGAATTCAACGATTAGACTATATTATTACAAAAGACGTCTTGCACTGGCTCAACCTGCAGACTACGGGAAAATAATATCAATCGATGTACCAGGAACAACTTTGGTTTTATCCAATGTTCCTAATGATTGGGCTGCTGGTACTCAAATTAATGCAGTTTCGAGCGTCCCTAACTTTAAAACCACTAACGCTCTCATGACCATCACTGCAGTATCATCACCTTCGATCGTGGTCGATAATGTCGATGACCTCTCAGTCGGTGACTTCGTATCAGATCTTGGTTGGAGCGCAGTCCCTCAAGTTCCGGTTGAAACCCACGGCTATCTTGCACAGTTGGTTGCAGTTAAAGCTTTAGAAGGCCTTGGTGCTTTTGATGGGATGAAAGTAGCTCAGGCCAAACTCGAAGAGATGAAGCCAGACATGCTTATTATGACCTCTCAAAGAGTCGATGGGTCTGTGAAAAAAGTAGTGAACCCAAATAGATTGAACGGTTTTGCAGGAGGGACCCTCAGACGTTGGGGAGGATGGTGATATGGCCGCACAAATCCTAGATCTTCAACTCACAGGCCTCTACATTTCACCGAACAATCTCTCTGGTACCCCTCCAGGGTCATTGGCTATCGCTGACAACGTGGTGATTAACAACAAAAACATCATCTCATCTCGTCGTGGTCAGACACAATACGGAACAGCGCTGACACTCACCCCTCCAGGCCAGGTCAATAAGCTTTTTAACTATGTGAACTCCCTAATTCTAAACTACCAGTCAAAGCTTGCATATGATTCTGGCAGTGGAACATGGGTAGACTATTCTGGCTCATACACTGTTCCAAACGAAGACTACAAGATGCGATCGCTTGAAGCCCTAAGGAACATCTATTTCACGACTAGCCAGGGGATTCTGAAGATCGATGCGCTGACAGCTACTCCAAGAATAGCGGGAGTTGTGGAGGCCTTAGGTGGAACCGGATCGGTCACCGGGTCCTCTGGCTTCTTATTAGAGAACTCCTCAGTAGCTTACAGAATTTTGTGGGGCTATGAGGATGCGAACAACAATCTTATACTTGGCGCTCCATCTCAGAGGCTTGTCGTCACAAATCCATCAGGGTCTGGTGCAAGTGTTGATGTGGCTCTTACATATCAAATACCGGCCTCGATCACAACAGAGTATTTCTACCAGATCTATCGCTCTCTTGGGACGGCAACAGACGATGACGAGCCCACAGATGAGTTGCAGCTAGTTATCCAGGGCAATCCTACTTCTGCCGAGATAACCGCAAAGTCTTTTTCCGTAACCGATGTCACTCCATATGATTTAATGCGCGCAACGCTTTACACGTCACCATCACAGGAAGGGATTCGTAATGCTAATTTTGAACCACCGCTTGCAATCGACATGGACATCTTTAAAAACTCTGCATTCTACGCAAATACAGAGCAAAAGCAGGTTCTCACGCTTACCATCATTTCTGTCGAGTCTCCGAGCCTTGGCTATTTTGTTGATGCTACTGTGGGCTCTACTGCTGGAACTAAAAATCTAACCGGCATCTCATCAACCACTGACTTAAGGGTAGGGATGAGAGTCGTAGGCTCTACGCTTCAGGCTGATTCTATTATCACCGCGATCACATCAGGAACTACAGTCACCATTAATAAAGATGCTAATTCTACAGCCACAGTTTCAATGGAGTTCCAAGACAGGTTCTCAATTGGTGGTGTGGACTATTGGGCCGGGTCTGTTTATGACCTAGCAACAAGGGTTTTTGTTGTTGATACTAGCGGAACAGCTGGACAGAACATCAACTCAACGGCACTTTCTCTTGTTCAGCTGATTAATGCAGCAACTGCAAACACAACGCTTTATGCATATTACATCTCAGCCCTTGATGATCTTCCGGGCACAATTCTTTTTCGCGCTAGAAACTTTGGGCAAGCGGCATTTACCGCAACAAGTACAGCTGGAAGCTCTTGGACTCCAGAGTTACCTGATCAATATCTAATTATTACAAATTCAATCGCAAATCCAACGGTTGTGACCTCTGTCACTGATGGCGTTTCAACTATTGCAAGCGGAAACACGATAACAGTTTATAACTCTAACTCTACGCCTACGATCGATGGCGAAAGAGTTGTGACGGTCACGGGTGCCTCGACCTTTACAATCCCTGTCAATGTAACCGTTGGCGGAAACGCTGGTTATTGGATCGAGACCAGCCTCATGGTTTCTAGCACCTCTGAGGGAAAACAAAACCGAGTCTACATCTCAAAGCCACTTCAAGTTGAGGCGGTTCCTCTTTACACGTTTTTTGACATTGGATCGGCAAACTTTCCTATTCAAAGGGTTGTAGCTCTTCGAGATGGGATCTTCTTCTTTAAAACAGACGGAATCTACAGGCTATCAGGAGAGAACTTCTCTAACTTTACGGTTTCTCTACTTGATAACACAGTAAACCTAATTGCTCCTGAGAGCGCAGTGCCATTTAACAACCAGGTCTTTTGTTTCACGACTCAAGGTATTTGCGCAGTCAGTGATAGCGGTGTGCAGATTATGTCTGTGCCGATTGAGACAGAGCTTCTCCAGTTATCCTCAGAGCAATACACATACTTTACATCTGCTTCTTTTGGAGTAGCTTACGAATCATCTCGTCAATACATGTTTTTCACTGTCACCGAAACTACAGACCAGTATGCAACTCAAGCCTATGTTTATAACTCTCTCACTAATACCTGGACTCGGTGGGAAATGAATAGAACCTGCGGGATTGTGAACCCTGGAGTGAATAAGCTCTTCATGGCAGAAACCACGACCGGGCAGATATTAATAGAGCGTAAAAACTACAATAATTCAGACTACGCCGATCTTCAGTACGCAGTTAATATCGTGAGCGTTGACTCAGACACTCAAGTAACTCTCACAAGTGCCACAAATGTGGTCGCTGGAATGACATTGGTTCAAGGTGTGAGAGTAGCGCTTATTTCAGAGGTAGACGGAAACGTTCTCACGATTGAAGATACCCCTAATCTAGAGACAGGAGCGGCGATTGTTTATCAGCCAATCCTAAATCTAGTGAAATGGAACCCTATCGATGCTGATAACCCAGGTATTTTAAAACAATTCTCTGAGGTCACGTTCTTCTTTAGAGATGCTGCGTTTTCATCTATCGATGCCATATTCTCAACCAATATTGTTGGTGAATCCACGGTCCCAATCGCTAATAACTCAGGTTCCGGCGGTTGGGGAAACTTCAACTGGGGAGAGCTCGCTTGGGGAGGAGCTTATGGCGGTCAAGCGGTGTTAAGGACCTATGTCCCAAGAGACGCACAAAGGGGATCATGGCTCAATCTATCGCTAAGAACAGAGGAGTCGTTCACTGGATTCTCTCTTCAAGGCTTGTCGCTACAAATAAACACAATGTCTAGTAGGATTAAGTAATGGCAAGACTTCCACAACAAGTAAGGATTTTAAAAGAAGATTTAAAGGACTCTCCCGACTGGGTTTTGAATATTATCAATCCTGTGAACTCTTTTTTCGAGAATATCTATCAAACTCTGAATAAGAACGTAAACGATGACAACCTTGCATCTCAAATTAAAGAGATTGCTTATGTCACTCCTGCAAATTACGGAGCGCATTCGATAACATCTAACACTGTTGCAAGCCCCACAGTCGTCACTTCCTACGCTCATGGCCTATCGACTGGTGACATCATCGTGATAGCCGGATCGAACTGTAGTCCAAGCATTAATGGTTCACAAACTGTCACAGTCACCGGGGTAAATACGTTCACAGTTCCGGTTAACGTTACGGTCGCAGGAACCTACGGAACATGGACCATTGCCATTCCTAATGTGGAGTTCACAAGCACGCTAAGAACCAAGGCGATTGGTCTTGATATAATTCAAGTCTATGACCGCGCAACCTATATGCCGCCAATGGGTCCAGTGTATGCACCTTGGGTAGAGAACAATGGAACGATAGTGCTGTATCCTATAACAGGCCTTGAGGCTTCAAAAACGTATTTAGTTAGAATTAGAGTTACATAAAAAGGAATTATCATGGCTTTTTTTGATGAAGATGAAGAGAACCCACAAGTAGACGGACCAATTTCAACAGGAGCTCCTAGCTCTGTAATTGGAGCAGGTGGATTAGGATCCACACAGCAATCAAAGGGTCTTACTCCCGATAAGCCTGGAAACTTCGTAGGCATTCAGAAGTACCTTGATGCTAACAAGAGCCAAGCAGGCAAGCTCGGTGATCAAGCTGCAAGTGTGATTGGAAAGAATGTGAACGAGGCCAAGAGTTCACTTAATTCTCTTACAGATAAGTTTAAATCTAGTGTTGGATCGGCACCTACTCTAAATCAATCCGATCTTGATACATTGAATAAAGATCCATCTCTTTTAAATCAAAATCAATTATCATCTCTAAAGAGTGTTTATGATGCGTCCTACAAGGGGCCAAACTCTCTCACAGATTACTCTGATGATTACATTAATACGCAAAAGAAGTTTGAAAACACGAAGCAGCTTACAGATGCATCTAAGACCGAGCCTGGAAGGCAAGCGTTGATTGAGCAGATTAACAACAAGCCTAGGTCTAAAGGTGCAACAGTTTTCGACTCCGTTTTGTTAAGCTCTGGCGGTGGAAGGCAGAAGATTGAAGATGAAGCCTCAAAGGCCAGGTCATTTCTAAACTCTAATGCAATCGGAGATGCTGAATCACAGGCCGGTCAGTACAAGGATAGCGTAGCCAATGCCATCAACGCTAATAAAGCACAGGTTCAAAGTGCAGCCAAAACTCAGGCAAAAACATTAGCTGATCAGATTGCAGCTTCTCTTACTAAAAAGAGGACAGATGCTAAAAACCTGGACGCAGAATTAAAAGCAGACCTGGGCGATACAACGTTAAGTGACGCAACACTAAACTTCCTAAGATCACAATCAGGAACTCCAGGAACTCCAGATTATAGAATGGTTGATGAGGGCCTGGATACCTATGGACTTAATTTAGGAGCAAGTCCTTACTATACTGGGATAGATGATGTTGGAATAAACACACAAAACACAGCATCGGCCCAAGATTATGCAAAAAACAAGGCGCTTGAAGCCCTTATTGGTTCGGACATCTCTAGCATAATGGGATCAAATTATTTAGACCAAGGAAACGCTTCTCAGGCAGGAACCGCTAGGCTTTCTCCAAGCTTTGACTCTAAAAAACTCTACGAAGATATTTTTAATGAGGGAAATAAGTACAACGATAAGTACTACTCTCCTGGGTTTGTGAGTAAAGATTTTTACACTCCATCGCATCCTGGGGGTGGAGAGATTCCACGGCCAGGTCCTGAGCCAGATTATGGTTGGTCAAGCATTACGGGAATACCAGATTTATCGCAGGCATCGGCAAGAGACATTGAGTTTGTTGCTATTCCAAAGCTTGAAGCGGCCGCAAACAAAAAACAAATACCAGTTTTAACTCGTCAACCAGGCAGTGACAATTGGATCACATTAAAGCCAGGACAGGAAGCTCCAGCTGGATGGCCTACTATATATGATCCAAACAGCGTACCGAATCCAGGTGCTGGTGCCCTTGCTCGTGATCTAAAGGCCAAACTAGATCAATTCAAAACCGACAATAAAAAATCTACTCCAATTCAAAGAGCTAATCCAAAAAGGAATTAAAAATAATGCGTTCAGGAAGCACACCAAATTTACCAGATTATTATAGTGATTTAAAGACTCCAGACTCACGGGACATGGAAATCCAGCTAGAAGAGTTAGTCCAGCAGGGCGTACTTACCCCTGAGGAAGCTCAGACCATTACTTTGGGTGACTCTGAGATGAAAGGCATAACTCTAGATCCAAAGCTAAAGCAGGCTCAAATGGCAGCCCTTGCAAGCTTAGAGAATATTTCAGACCAAGGTGGAATGAATTTAACCGATAGGTCGAATCTAAACCAAATTGCAGCTGAAGAGAACACTCGAGCTCGCGGTCAACGTGAGGCTATCCTTCAAAACGCTCAAGCTCGTGGACTTGGTGGATCTGGTTTAGAGCTCATGTCTCAGATGCAAAATCAACAGGATGCTGCAACCAGAACATCACAGCGAGACATGGACATTAGTGCAATGGCTCAACAAAGGGCACTTGAGGCGATCATGGGTCAAGGGCAAATGGCTGGTCAAATTGGTGCTCAGGATTTTAATCAACAGGCACAAGTTGCAGGCGCTCAAGATGCTATATCTAAATTTAATGCTCAAAACGCTCAAGGGCAGATTAATCAAAACATTCAGGCCAGAAACCAAGCGCAGGCGGCAAACTTGGGAGCAAAGCAGTCGATCGCTGAATACAATAATGGCTTGAGGAATCAACAACAACAGTACAACAAAGGTCTTCAGCAACAAAAGTTTCAAAACGAAATGGCTAAGCGTGGTGGTCAATCTGGGATTGCAGTCGCAAATGATAAGTCTCAGGCGGATCAAGCTACGGCAAGGGCTAATGCTGACAATCAATCGATGTCAACCGCGCTAAGCTTTGCAGGTCTCTACGCTCCAAAGAACACTGATGAAGACAAAAAGGAGAAGTATTAAAATGGGATGGTTAGAAGAGCTCCTTAAACAAAACGAAGTAACCCCAATTGATAATACCCCAATTCCGATGCGGTCTAATTATGACAGACCGCTTGCGCCAAGGCCCATCAAAGACTACTCAAAACTTCAGGCCAGTGCATTTGATAAACTAGATGGCATGTATACCGAAGATGCACCGAAGGTTGAAGAAACCGTTAGTATCACCGACACCCCATTGGTTTTAGGGGCGCCACAGTTAGAACCAAAAGAAGAGACGACTTACCAGATTAAAAGCCCATTAGTTAAAGACTACATGATGAGTAAGGCGGCTCCTGCTCAATCAGCTCCTGCGGTTGCTGGTGAACTAGAGGAAGAACCAAGGCCACAAGGATTAAGTAAGCTTGGTTATGCGCTCCAAGTTCTTAGCGCAGGCTTTGGCGGCAGAGATCCACTTGAGCCCGTGAAAAGGTATTACTCTGACTTAGACAACATGGGCAAATCTGCTGAAGAGAAAAAGGAAAAGCAGCGCAAGAATAAGATGGAAGATACTATTTTCGGCGAACAGGTAAAGGGCTTTAAGAAATTAGATGATATGGATAATCCAGACTCTGAGCTTTCTAAAAGAGGCAGGGCTGGGATTGAGGCATCTCGGTTTAGCAAAATTAAAGATGCCTACGGTGATAGGTGGCAATACGTAACTGCTAACGACATTAAAAACATACTGGATATTGAGAAGATTGGCGCCGAGATCGATCACAGAAAAGATCAGATTGATTATCTTCGTGGCCAGAAACGCGGAGCTTCCGAAGACACTCTTGAGGGACGAAAAATTCTTGCTGATATTGAAAAAACAAAGGCTGAGGCAGAAAAACTAAGGAGAGTTCCTGTTCTTGGACAAGCTGCTAAGAAGCTAACACCGGCGCAAATTGAAGCCGATAAGGCAGGTGGAAAAATGTATGCAGATTGGGTGCATGAGGGAAATCGAAACATGATCATGGGTGACATTGAGACTCTTAAAAAAGTTGAACGCATGTTGGAAACTCGTGACGACTTAACTGGTCCAATTGCTGGAAACCTTCCATGGAAAAGTTTTACAAACGCAGAGGGAAAAGATGTTGAGGATTTAGTGGCCGGAATAACTCAAAAAGACTTAAGAAGAATTCTCGGAGGTCAGTTTGCCTCTAAAGAGGGAGAGCAATTACTAACTCGTGGATTTGATAAATCTCAGGAAGAAAAAATAAATCTTTCACGAGTTAGAAAGTTAAGAAAGGCCATGGAGCAAGCTGCTGCAGCCAAAGATGCTGTTGCAAAGGAATTTGAGGAGCAGGGTACGCTAATAGGGTTCAAGGGTAACTATGGTGGGCCTGTTCCTGATGCGCCTGAGGAGAGAATGGTCACAATTATAGCTCCAAATGGCAAGCCCAAGAAAATTCCAGAAAGTCAGGTTCAGTCAGCTCTTAATGCTGGCGGAAAGCTCATGAAGGGAAATTAATATGTCTCAGAAGTTTGATTGGGATAAGTTTGAAGATGCTGGAGTAGACAATGAATTCGATTGGGATAACTTCGAAGACGATGATGACGCCAATAAAACCAGCAAGATTGAATCCCAAGCACGTGGTCTAGTTCAGGGAATTCCATTTGTTGGTACTTGGGCAGATGAGGCGACAGGTCTCGTAGAATCGGCGTTGACTGATAAGACCTATAGACAAGCTGCAGACGAGTCGCTAGCTAATTATGAAAAGGCTGCAGACGATAATCCTGTATCATACTACGGCGCAATGATGGTGCCGACTCTTGCAATGGCACCAATAAAAGGTGTTCCAGTTCTTGGGACTGCACTATCTGGCGCTATGGGCGCAATGGAAGGAGCGGGGGCATCCAAAGAAAGGGATATGGCTGGCATCGGTAAGGATGCGCTTCTATCTGGAGGTCTTTCGGCTGCGACCGCCGGTATCGGCAACAAGCTTATGAAGGCAAAAGCATTGGTGCCTAAAAAGAGAATCACTAGCCTTGCAAAATTGACTGATAAAGTCGCTCAAAACGCAACAGGAGCAACTCCAACACAGACTCTTAAGTTTAAACCCGGGTCTGCAGGGCAGTTAGTGGAGCGTGGAATTATCGGCTTTGGCGATACAGCAGAAAATATCTATAAAAAATCAAGAGCTGCTATGGATGAGGCCAATAGAAGCATTGATGAAGCACTAAAGGCCTTGGATGCAAGAGGCATCACTGCAAGCGCTGATAATGTTGTGGCCGCCATTCAAGGGCAAATATCTGCTTTGAGAGAGAACGCGTCTAAATCAAGCGTTGTTCGGCAACTTGAAAGCATAGTTGATGACATCATGGAAACCGGAAAATCCAATATTTCAATGCAACTTGGAGAGCAAACCAAGAGGGGATTTAATAAGCAGGCCAATAATTGGATGGACCCAGAAAAAGGGGAAGCTGGAAAAGCTGCATATCGTGCCTATAAGAATGAAGTTGAAGGTGCAGCAATTAAGGCTGATCCAACTCTAGCTGAAAAATTCATGGCTGGTAAAAAGGATTACGGCATGCTTGCTCCAATAGAAGAAGCCACAGAGAGAGCAGCTGCAAGACAAAACCAATGGCAACCTGGCGGTCTTTATGACATGCTTGGAGGTATAACAGGAGCCACAGCTTACGGAGGATTTAGCGATAGCGATGACCCGGCTACTGGCGCGCTTTCAGCGATAGCAGGGGCTGGAATAAGAAGATTTGCCGGACCAAGAGCATCTTCATCGATTGCAGTAGGTATGCACAACCTTGAAAAGATTGTACGAACTGCTCCGCAAAAACTTGGTAAATTCGCAAATACATTAACGCAGGCTGCACAACGCGGAGGAAACTCTCTAGCTGCGACTCACTATGTTTTGCAGCAGAAAGACCCTGAGTACCAAGAGATGCTTCAAAACCAAAAAGAAGACGGTGAATAAGTGTGGCTCCTAGGGCGTGCCCGTCCGTGGGACTCTATCGCAACTCCATCTTACCGCCCTAGGACTCTATTATGATATCGTTTAAGGAATACATAGGCAAAATCCCAATTGATCAAATCCCCATTGAACACATTAATAATATTGAGAAGCTTCTTAAGAAATTGAACCTGTTTCGGTCACACTTTGGAAAACCTATGTTCGTTTCAAGTGGGTATAGGACTAAGTCAGAGCACGAGCGGATATATCGAGAGATCAATGCCAAGAGGCTGAAAGAAAAGAAGAAGCCACTCCCAGTACCTGCTCGTAGTTGCCACCTTCGCGGGCAAGCTGCGGATTTCTATGACCCAGACGGTGAGTTAATGAAGTTCTGTAAAGACAACGAACAACTGCTAGTTGAGATTGGCCTATGGGTAGAGGCAGAGACGATTGGCTGGCTGCATCTCCAGTGTGTTCCGTTTGCCTCTTACGTTGCCGGTGGAACCATATTCTTTAAAGCCTAAAATATAAAAGGCCCCACAACAAGAAGATGTTTGGGGCCTAAAGTCTGTCTCAGAATTGGAGTGCTACGAAAGAAGTACGATGCGTAGTTAAATTATCGTCTACTATTGGATAAAACTAAAGACTATTTTATCTGAGACTTTTTAACTGCCTCATCATATTTGTAATTAACCAGTTCAAATTCTTTCGAGTGCTTCTTGTCACTCAAAAGTCTGGCATATAAAGTATCTTCTGTATTTGATACATAGCCATCAGTTTTCATCTTTTTATCTAATTCGCTCTGTTCTGATTCAATTACACTAAGTTCGCTCCTTAGAGTTTTAATTCTAGATTCTGGTGATTCTCTTTTAATATCGTCTACCATTTATTCCTCCTATGGACTTAAGGGTAAGCTTCTCTAACTGCTTTTGCAAACTCAGGATGTTCCTTAATCCAACGTCTCATAGTTGTTGCAGTTACGCCTAGCTTTGCGCTGGAAAGAGAGAAGCTCCATCCCTCTTTGGCTATTTCTTTAATAGTCTGGCAATACTCGGGAAGATACTTCCTGTTGTGTGCTTTTTTCTTTTCCATTTTATTGAAATATTCCAATCCTAGGAACTCCAGGTAGAGACACACCAAGTAGTTGAAGCAGCCACAGGATCATAAATATGCAGACAATCGCGATGATGATCTTTTGAAACGGTTGTGGCATTGGTATTTGAAGTATTAACCAGACCAAGAATCCTACAAGAGCTATTGATAAAACAAATGTAATCATTTTTTCTCCAATCTAGGGCTTTCGTGGTCATCATAAGGTATGACGCAAATATCCTCGTTACAAGTTCCGACAAGTTTAAATTTAGTCGCTTTACCATGACCTAAATTAATTATTACCCATTGTGTGGTTGACATAGGAGGTTCATCCCATTCAGCTACGGCAATACGATCTTTAAAAAACTCGTATTGATATACTCCTGGACCAATTACCCTAGATTCCATTTCACTAATCCTTTAAGTAATGTTGTGATCCATGATTTTATCATCGCTGACCTGCTCACCAAGTGGAAGGTTTAGTGTCTTTGAGAGAAGAAGCTTTGTAAGCTGCAATCTTAAGCTCTGCTCCGTAATGGTGTCTACCATGTCCTCTATGCTTTTCAGCGCTTTTTTAATAGCTATGTCTTTCTTAGCGTCTCTTTGCTCCATTTGCTTAATTATAAATCTTAATCCTGATAGCTCATCTTCTAGTGTCATTTCATATGTCTCCTACGTCGAATGAGTTTGGCTTGTTGGTTGCGCGCGCTCTCTCGTTGTCTGGCGGATCACTGTCGTCCTCTTTACAATGCAGCATGATCGATCCATCAGGAGCAACTTCAGTTTTGAACATAAAGCCTACAGGGCTATCACTCTCTGATTCCCAAGGGTCTGCTTGTAAGTACTTCTCAACTAGATCTTTCTGCTCATGGTACATACGTAAAAGCTCCAAGTATCCCTCTGCCAGGACTTCTTTTGGAAGATCCATTCCTGCACCTGGAGTTTGCTTTGGCTCAAGACTCGCAAGCTTCTTCTCTGGATCAGATATTGCCTTAATATCAATTACTCGAACTTTTTCATCAAAAGATATGTGCGCATTTTCTGAAACTACTCTAACGTGGCAAGATATCTCGTTTGGATTATCTTTCACAGGAGAAAAAAGAAGATCGAACATTCTATTTTTCGAAGAATCCACCGCAATGGCAAGCTTCTTCTTAAGATCAAATATCTCGTTGTGCAGAGACTCCTCCCTCTCTGTTACCTCTTCAAGCTCTTGCCGTAAGAACTCAAGAGTCTCGATGTAATTTTTCTCTTTTTTCACGTGATCAGCAAGCTTCTCTCTTAATTCTTCCACCGCGCCGATTTCAATGACGTGGATCTCTTCATCAGTATCAGCCGAAAACAAGGGTTTATCAGATACCCATGTTGAGTAAGGAGCTTCTTTAATTACCCACATTTCACGCCACTTTTTATCCTTCGAATCACTCACTTCTCTTCCACCTTCTGGGTTCATTTTAATTCCTTAGCCCCAACCATTATCGAGGGTGGTAATTGAAATTCATATCCATGTTTTCTCCAAAGATGTAGACAGAAGTCATGATTATTTACGTACTCACTCTTTTTTGGATGGTATTGAACCACAGTTTCTTCATCTTCAAAGAAGAGGTCTTTCAGGAAATTCATTTCTTCCCATGTTGGGGTCCTACTCCTGAGTGATGCTGATAAATGATCCCATCCGGCTCCATCACTTATTATTACAAATATCTCTTTTCGACCAATAGGAACCAAGAAGGCCCCATTTTTTCCATCGGAGGATGATGAATATTTTTTCAATCGATATCTTTCAAAATCAGCTGTGTCTTTCTTCACTCTTCCACCTCAACCTCTATCTCTCGACCTCCTTCGATCCACTTTATAAAACCAATATCCAATGATGCGGTCTCATCATTCATAGTTATCCAGTAGTTATTATTTTTATCGCCAAACAATGCCTCTCGCAATTTGATTTTCTTCTTAGCCTTCGGTGGGAAATACCCGAGCTTTGCAGCTTCCTCGACGGTGAAGAGAGAAGGGAGAAAGTTCGTTATGTCTAATCGTCCGTCCAGGTAGTAATATGTTCCATGGTGCTTTAAGGAACCTGATGTCTCAAGTATTGTACCGAACCCATCCAGAAAACTAAATGCCATATCTCCGACTTTGAATTTTGGTTCACTCATCATCCACCTCTGGCTCAACTTTTATTATATTTAATCCGCCGATACTAGTCGCATCAAACTTAACTCCAGGCTTAACAAAAAACACAGACCCACCTGAAAATTTATCTTCAAGCTCACTTAGTTTCTCGTAAAGCTTTATAACCTCTCGTGCGACAATCACAGCTTCAATCGGAAACCTGTCAAATGAGTTCTCACATTCAATTATGTGTTTCGCCATTTCTAGTGGTGTTCGTTTTTCATTTGGATCTCTATAAGTCCCGGTACTCATCATCACCTCATCGAAGCTATTCACATATTAGGGCTTCAATTTAATATTCACCGCTCATCCATTTCAATATCTCTACCTCATTCGATCTACTTTATGAAACGCCCAGGTTTAAATATTGGAATTGGTGTCTCAGATAGCGGCTTCTCTGGGGTTAGCATCTCTTCAATTCTTGATGCTTCTTCAATTAGCCTTTTAAAGGCTGTGTGCCTGAATTGGTATGGTATCTCAATAGAATGTGTTGGTCCCAATTCAGTAGTATCGTTAGAATAAGTGTGTGTGTATGTGATCTCTAGCAGAAACGCAGGTTTTGCTGCCAAACTTCCTATTTTTACAATAGTCCCAGGTATACTCTTTTTATCTGACATTTTATTTCTCCTTCATATGACTTTATTTTAGTCTCATTTAACTTTGGTTCATCGGTCATGGTGGTCTCGATCTTCAAGAAATATCATTACAATAAAAGGCCAAAAGAATACTGTAAACAAAGCATCAAGCCATGGGTTATTGTCATTACTATAATATATTTTTCGTAAAATTAGGGTCACCATTCCTATGGATAAATACCCGATCGCCCAAATCATATATCCAGATCCACAATTGTGTCATGAAACTGGAGTCGTATCTTTTCCAGGAGCTCAAGCGGTTCCATTTTCGCCACGGAGTCACTTTCGTATTTCTCTAATTTTCTGAGGTATTCTCTCATGTCACTCAGGGCTATCTTGTAATCGACGCCGCGAAGAGCATTCTCGTGCTCAAGTTGCTCCTCAGGAAGTTTAAACACCAGCATTGCTTTCATACTACTCCCTTTTAATACTCATCATTCTTAGGATTCACGACACGGATAGCATCCTGCTTAGGATTGTAACTCCCGATCTTTACACAATAGTACAATCTCATCACTATTACTAAAGCACATAGGACAACTATGCCCCTAAAGAAGTAATCTCTTATGAAGTTTGAAATTATCGTTAGGTCTTTGTCGGTCATACAAAACTCAATTGTTTTAAATTACTTCTACAGTTGTCATTCATCCAAAGGCATTCAATCCTATCCCTGGCCCCATCGGCGCAAGCCTTTTTTCGGATCTTCTCCCACTTAAGATTATTATAAATTAAATTATCATAACCGCACAGAATAACCATTCCTTTGATGCTTTGAACTCTATCAAGTAATTGTTGGTGATCTTGGTCGGTCATCTCAAAATTGTAACCGTGCTTGGTTTTTCTCGTTTGGTGAACGTATGGTGGGTCTAAAAAAAACAAAGTGTCTGGTCCATCAAATGAATCAAAACATTCCATAGCTGGTCGGTTCTCAATAACAACTCCTGATAGTCTTTCAGTAAAGACCTTTATTTCCTCAGGATAATTAGCCCAATCATGGGCAGGAGTTGATCCCGATCTATTTGAATTTGCACGAAATCCAGTTCTCTTCGCCGTGTTTGAAACAGAGTCTGCACCGAAACCCATGAAGCTGCGAATTATCATCCGCCTGGCTTTTTCTATGTCGCACATTTCCTTAGAGATATTGTGAGATTCTTTAAACTCATCGCGGGCAAATGGTGTCACCCGGAGGAGGCGTTCGAGCTCTTGTGCCTTTTCTGGGTTTTGAAGTACTCGAAAGAACGACACAACTCCTGATTCAATGTCGTTGTATATTTCAGCGTAAGAACGCTTTTTTTGCAAAAGCACCGAAGCAGCTCCGCCATAGGGCTCAACGTATACTCTATGATCTGGAAAATGTTCAATAACCCATGGAGCGAGTAAGAACTTTCCGCCGAAATAGCGAAGTGTCGGTCTATTCATCACATGTTTAGTTTCTCTTTAAGGTTGGAGAGTAACTGCGCAGGCTCGTCATCTATTTGGAAGTTCTCGACCACGACATTGTTTGGGTTCTCGTCTGGTTCCTTCTGTTCCATGTCCACAACTTCAGAGATCTTCTCTTTGATCAGCTTTGAAACCCTTGAGGTCCTGGTCTTTTTCTCTACGACTGGCTCTTCTACTTCTTCTTCATGGAACAGATCGTGAGTGTCGGTGTCGACTGGAAGCCTTTTGCATAATCGCTTTAGAACGCACTTCTTAGCCATTTGATTGTAAAAATTACCCCATGCCGGTGAGTTCTTGCTCTTAGATGTAGCACGAATCTGGTCAACCTCATCCTTACTCATGAGCTCGATGAATATTCCGCTGTCTTTGGTCTTAGCTAGGGCAAAGAAGCCCTTTATCTCGCCTCTGTCTTGAAACATAGCAGGCCTGAAGTTGATGAACTCCCCGTTTGAATCTATGTAGTATTGAAAGTCATCATTAGCATAGACTTCTTGAGCCGTAATGGACTCTAGTTCGCCTGAGTTCCTGACCTTTTTTAGAATCCCTAAGATCATTGGTATTAACGTCACCTTGGGGCCATAGGGAACTAAAGCAGCCTCTCTACCATCAACGTTGAGCCCAAGTTCTGCAGCCTTCATTAGAGCCATAAATAAGCTCGACCTATCTGCCTTCAAAAGCTCTGGGTTTTGAGATACTGCAGTCATGGCAATTCTTGAGAATCTATCTAATGAAATAGAAGCCGGTAGAACCTTTTTGAACTGTGGGTCCATCTTTGAGAGAGATGCCCTGAAATCATCGATCACACTTACCTTATTCATTTTGCCCCTTTTTAAATGTTAGTTTGAAGTTTCTGTAGTCCTCACGATTATAAGAAATAGGACCACCTTTTACTAATCCAGCGCTTATCGTGAATTCATCGCTAAAGACCTTTTCGTTATCCTGAATGTGTTGGAGTATTTTAGCTTTTAATTCAAGCTTTTTAGTAGCTGCAGCCTTCTCTTCTTTTGAAGCATTAGCGTATTCCTTTGCCAGCTGCAATAGTAATTCGTTACCTCGAGCGTCCAGCACTGTGCATGGGTTTACGTTCTTATAGAGTTTAGTAATTAGCTTAGCGTCTCGCTCGTAATCAACCTGTGGAGCTATATTACTGTCAACGTTGGTCCAGAATTTATAAGCCTGATGTAGAATATGGTTTACAACTTCAGGGTCCCTGTGGCGCTTGATTAGCTTAACCGAGTTACCCCCAACTAGCGCTCCAATCCAGGCCGTGTCTTTATCTGCAACGTGCATCTGGGTTTGTACCTGAATTTCAATGTGTGGCGGAGCTTCGAGTATCTCACCGTCTTCTACGATCCAGCCTTCACGAAATGCCATAGCGTCCACATTCTTAATCTCAAGTAACGCATCCTCGCTCTCAATGAAGTAGTCAAAGCTTGCACCGACTCGGTTCTCTTTATCCCGTATATATTCAGTCATAGGCCGAATGGTCCATGACCTATCTTCAGCTATTCCCTTAGCGATCGCAGACTCTAGGCGCGTTCCCCACGTCATCCTTTCAGATGCGCTGTCGGTGACCACGTTCTTCTCTCTCTTTCTGTGGTACAAAGAGAATGCGGTATCATATGGGGATAACCCTAAGAGTGCGGACGCCTCCGTTGAGGTTATGTCTTTAAGGCGCTCTTCTAGCCATTTATCTCTGTCTACAAACGGAATTACTTCTCTCATTTTAAATACTCTCCACGTTTTTTCTTTACCTCACGACGTAATTTTTTCAATCTTTCAGCCTTGTCAATTTGCTTATTAATACTTGGCATTGTTTTTTCATAAAAATGCTTATACTCACTCTTAAGATTGCACTTTAAGTCCTGTTCAAGATCATTAACCCAGCACCAATCTATAGTGCTTATTAACCTAACGATAACATCCCAATCTTCGTGCTTTATGAGAAATTTTTTCCCCATGACCGCTTTATTAATTTCAAACAAAGAGTGATCAGACACCCCTTCTTTCATTAGTGCTAAAATCCGTTCGGCTATTCCTTTTACAATGACACGTTTTTTAGCTTTCCTTTTAGGACTCACAACTCGCCCACAAACGGAAACAAATCCCGCTCTTTCAATCCCGTTACCTCACAGAATTTCTTTCGAGTCCACTCCTTAGGACGGCTTTTGTACTTACCGCTCCTCATTAGATAAAGCGTTAGTTCCGTGAGTCCGACCTCTCTCAAGAGCATTACTGGATTCTCATCCTTTTTTGCTAACCATCTATTTAACAGGTCGTTGTTGATGTTCTTACCCAAAATATTCCTCCCATGTGTGTCTGTACCATTTGACTCCAAGTATGGCTTTAAGAGCTTCTGTAAGATCCTCGCCCGGCAAGCAGTCAAAGATCTCTAGTCTAGTTTTCCTATGGAGGTAAGCATCAAACTTACGGTCACCGCATTCAACTAGTTCTATCACTACGTAGTGTCCTTCGATCTGTAATGGAAGCAGTCCGGTTCTTGGTTTTTTGTTCTCTGGATTGTTCGACATAGGGGTCTTGTGCCCTAACTTTTAAATAAAATAAAATAAAATAACACTAGCAACGCCGCATTGTAAAACTTACAATCTTATCTATGACTGAAATCATGCTCGCCATTTCGTGTGTTATCGTTGGTATTCTCGCGTTTCAAAAGTTTACCAATTACACATACAGGAAAAAACACAAAGCCATGAGTGCAGAGCTAGACGCGCTAGAAAGAGAACACCTAACCGAAAGGACTGCCATCCATGATAGTGCACTCGTTGATCTTGTCGATTCTGTTAACAGGTCCCGCGAGAAGCGCAAACCTTAATGATGTGGTGATAATGAAGGGTGATACGGCAATTTTCGATGGAGTTTTAGTACCAGAAAGAAATTATCGTGACTTTGTAACGAATCGAGCTGAGTTGGACTTCATGCAATCTTTAAAAGAGCATGAGGAGAACTATGAATGTGAATGTCAAGAAAATGGCTACAATTCAGTTTATGCTTACCTTAGCATTTTTGCTGCTGGTGTTATTCTTGGATCTGTTTATCAAAAATGACCGAGTATTCTGGCTGGAAATACCCGGTCAAACCCATTTGAGTGACACAGAAGAAAGGCAGACTTAATCCTCTGCCTTATTTTTTAGTCCTTCAAGGCCTTTTTCTTTAAACCACTGCCGCAGTATGGACATTTCTTTTCTTTCACGACCTTAGCCAGCGCCGCTTCAAAAAAGTCTGTAAGATTTATTCCTAATTTCTCAGCATTAGCAATAAGAGATGGGTCCAACCTAAAAGATCTGACTGGCTTTGTCATTTTCGCCTTTCCCTAAATATTCTATCCCTAAAACTTTCTAACTCCGCAATCTTCTTGGCCTGCTCATCGTAGGCAGACTTATCGATGACGTGAATAGTTTCAGAGTGGTAACCATGGCCGGCCTTCGGGTATCCTTGCTTGTATCCGGCTACCTCCCAGGCTTTTATTTCAATGTCGTAGACTATCGTCCACTCGCGCGGTTCTTTTATCATTTATTAAAAGATCTCGATCGCGAACAATCTGAAATTTAGATTCACCGTGGTATGGAGAATCTTGTCATCGTCGATTGAAAAGAAAGGACCATTCCAGCCAGAACGAAACCGAATAGTTTTGAACCAGGTTATATTGATATCGAATCCCCACTTGCTATGTGTGAAGCTTACGAGACCGTGCATTCTTATTGCGCCTAAATATCTTTTCAATAGTGATCTTTTCAATAGTGTTTTTTTCATATAACCATGTTTACATAACGTAAACACAATTGCAAGCTAAAAAAGAGGCATCCCATTATGGCAAAACCAAAATCCACTAAATACCTGATTACACGATCAGTAAGGCTCCCTGAGTCGCTTCTAATGGAAGTGCAGGCCTATGATATCAATTTGAGCCAAGTGTGCCGTGAGGCCCTTGTGATAGCTGTAGGTAAGTGCAGGGAGTTTGGTGATAATGCGCTTGTGCCTAGGAACTTTGCGACCCAGATACGACAGGTACGCAAACTTAAGCGGTAGTGGCACTGCACAAAAGAAAACGCCCACTTGTCGTTTAGAACTCGCGGGCGTAATACTTGGATTCTTGTTGTGTAGTATCGTTGTAGTATCGTTGTAGTAACGTAGTAACGTAGTAACGTAGTAACGTAGTAACGCAAATATCGCCCAGACACCGTCTTCGGCGCAAGTATTATTTTACTACCGAATAAAATTAAACTTAAAGCCGCTCAAAAAAGGGGATTGGTATCATTATGAAATGGTTCAAGCATATGAGTGATTCCTCAGAAGGAAGATCTCTTCAGTTTATAATGGAGAAAACAGGCCTCGAAGGTTATGCGATTTATTTTATTTTGATGGAAATGTGCGCATCAAAAATTGAGCCTATTTATGGTCGAGACTTAGTTGAAACTGACTTTAAGTTCACTTTTAGTTCAAGAATAGTTAGGTCAAGACTCAGGATAAACTCAACTAAGACTGACTATATACTGAGTATATATCAACAATTGGGTCTACTATTGTTCAAGAAATCTGAGAAAGAATACACTTTTGAAGTCCCTAAGTTATTGGAATATATGGATAGAGACTCAAAAAAAACGCGGCAGAACCGCGGCAAGACCGCGGCTAGACCGCGGCTAGATAAAGATAAAGATAAAGATAAAGATAAAGATGTAGATGTAGATAAAGAGTTGAGACCTGCAACAACAACAGGCATTACAAAATCAAGGGACATGGAAAACTTTGAAGTTCAGTTCCACCCAGAATCGCCAAAGATTCGCGAGGCCCTTGTGGCTCTTGGTTTAAAAAGTTTGTCGGTCGACATACCAAAAATTATCAAACTTTGGGATACCGCAGACGATTTTATGATTTTCATCGATACTGTAAAAATTTCAAAATATTACAAGACCTGTAGTTTAGATGCTGAAAAACGTAGATACATCGCTGGAGCTGTTCGTAATGAGCTAACTCGTGGAGAGAATGAAAGTGTACGATAACTTCGAACAATTTTTTGGAAGCCTCCTTGTTGGCTGTGTTGAGCTAGAAGGTTTTTACTTAATTTTAAAAAATCAAGATGTCGATCCACTAGACTGGCCAGATTGTACGGCTCGCAGAATAGCAATTCAGTTTTTTAAAATAGCAAAAACCAAGGGCGAAAGAGCTGCAGCAGTTTTAATTCAAAAATCTATTGCCGATATTCCAAGGCTAGTTAAAAAAAATAGTGAGATCGATGAGCGCTTTGTGGCGGCAAATTACCACGGTTTCTTGCATCACGGTTTGGCAATTGAGCTAGGTCGCAAGATTCTATCAAACCCACAAAAAGTAAATTCGCTCATCGAAGAGTTTCAGTCATCGTCAAAATCTAAAGTGGAAGTTGTTGATATACGAGCCAATGCAAATAAATTTATTTCACAGCTTGAAGTTACGAGGTTAGAAAAAACCGATATTTTTACGATTCCTGGATTTTCGGAAACAGCACATGCATTCGGAGGATTTAATCCAGGCAGATTGTGGATTATTACCGCGGCAACTGGAGTCGGTAAAACAAACCTTTCACTCAACTTGGCGTACCGTTCAAGCGAAGCTCGTTCAACGCTTTTTGTAAACATGGAAATGGATTTGCATGATCTTGAAATCAGACTCATGCAGGGTATCTGCGGACAGGAAAGATCTCGAATTTTTAACTCCGATGACTCGACCTTTAAAGCATCCGGATCTCTTTATGTAAGCAGTATGTTTAATAGGCAGGAATTACTATTTACATCCGGTAAGTCGCTAAGCCTAACCGAGATACTAGTTTTAATACGCATAGAAGCCCGAGAGCGGCGTGTAAAACAAATATTCATAGACTACGACCAAAAAGTATTCGTCGACGATCCTAGGGACGAATGGCGCGTTTTACAGGTTGTGGCTGAATCGCTAGAAGAATTAGCAAAAGAGTGCTCTTTAAATATAGTCCTGCTTTCTCAGGCAGATGAAAATGGTGATCCCAAAGCTTCAAAAAGAATGAAGCAGTCAGCTGCTGCAGTTTTACATTTCAAAGAAGAAAACGGAGTGTTTTTGTTAGAGGCAAAAAAGAATCGATTTGGGAGATTCGGAGAAAAAGTATTTTTTGATTATAAGCCGGAGATTGGTAAATGTTTGGAAATTAATTCGATAGTTGCTAGGGAACTACAGAAAAATAGGAGAGCAAATGAAAGAGCGCCAATTTCTTTATAGTAAGCCATCGATTGGATCGGAAGAATATTCAGACCAATTAGTTTATGGTGATAATCAAGAGCTTGATGCCGCTAATACGGCTGCTGTTATTTGGGAAATGGGTATTATGGTAAATACTTTAGAGGAAAATAAGATGGAAGTGGAAGATATTATAAAAAGTAGACTTTCTAGCTTTTGTGATCGGGTCGAGTTCGATCGCGAAAATAAGATTATTTATATAATCGATGGAGAAGAGAAGCTTGTTTTTTACAGATGTCAGTAACGGCAGTATTGACAATGACACCTTGAGTAGACATATATGACCAGTAACTACTAAAGGAGAACACATGAGTAAAGAAACAGTAAAAGCAACTAAGACCACGAAAACCAAGCCACGAACTACACGCACTACGAAGAGAGCAAACCCAGAGGGAATCTTCCATGCGACTATCGGCCTAGAAGCTAAGACTTGGATCTATAGCCAAGCTAAGAAAAAGGGAATTTCTGGCAACGACATGATGAAGTTACTTGTTGAAAACGCTAGGAAAAAGAAACTTCTTGCTTAAATCTGTTTGCATTTCGATCTGACTCGCAACAACATAAGACTTACAACTGGAGGATCAAATGGCTAAGAAAAAACCAAAAGCTAAACCTAAAACTAAAAAGTGCTAAGGCTTGGACGATACTAAAGTGACGCTCACGACGCTGATAGGAACTTTAGTTCTTACCCTGCTACCTGTATTTATGGGTGTTCTGGTTTCTATGTGGAATAGGACTAGGGACACCCTTACGCAAAATGAAAAAGCCATCAATAGAATGGAAACTAAGCTTGACCTTGTCTGGGCTGACTTTCAAACTCTGTCTAAAATCAAATCAGACGTCGACGCCGCTCACTTAAAGATTAGGGAGCTTAAAGACATCAAGGAAAAGGGATTGTAATGGAAGAACAAGCTATTGCCAAAGATTTGCTGGATAAGAAAATGTTACTTGCTGACATCGTCTTGACCCATAACCTTTTAAAGGTTGCTCATTTTCAGGCCAACGCCATGAATGACGTTCATAAGTCCATGCTTTTTCTTGGAGGACTTTACAATACCACGAAGGCGGAAGTTGTAAGCCATCCCGACGCTGAGAAGGATGCTGACATCAAAGCGCTTATCGATGCTGACAAAGCTGCTGCTGCTCCTCCAGTAGTCCCTGAGGTCGTTCAATGAAGGCAAGCCCGGCACCTAAAGCAAAAGAGCCACAAGAGAACATCTTTAGACCAATGGTTAGAGTCATGGACCGAGATCCCGAGCGACTTGGTCAACCTATCAAGCATCCACTTGAATTAGTCTATGAATCAAACCCTGACAGCCTACCAGAAATGAAGGCCGTCGGATATATGAGAGTAAGCCCACTTAAAAACGAATGGGTCAGCTACACAGTTACTTTTAAAGGTAAGGAAGTTCTCTACATTCAGGTAGGGGAACCAAACCTTAAGCAAATTGCTGTGGACGAATCAAAAATTGCTTTCTACGATGAGATTGATGAAAAAGAATGAGGCAACTTGTTCTTAGTTACTATCGGCTGAAGTATTTTTTGATTGATCTCAGGTACGACAACCCGATAACAAAGTACCTCTATAAGCTACAGACCGAAGTCCAGGATGAACGCTTTAAAAAACGCAGCGAACTTTATGCCAAAGGATTGATAGATGGATATCGTCAAAGCAATATTGAAATTCCTAAGCCTGAGTGATTACGACGGCAATGTCTCAATCTCAAATTTAGCCGTCGTCGCCTGTCTCGTGAAAATCCTTATCACCCCTGAAATTTCAATGGTTGAAGTCGGAGCTCTTCTTGGAGCACTATCTAACTATTCATTAAAACGCTTCGAAAACCGAAAGGCTGTCGAGCTTGAAGCTAATCTCGGCCCTGAACCTGAGGAAGTGGACAATCTAAAAGCTGATTTGGATATGATGAAGAGCTCCTATGATTCGCTCACTAGAGAGGCACAAGAGATGAAAAAGATTATCTCTGAACATAACCTCCAAAAGGCTTTTAAGAAATAAATGGAACTTAAAGAATTAATAGCCCTAGCTATAAAAAGGGATCCTGAGTTTAAGAATAAGTATATCTATTGGACCGAAACCAGACGGCGAACGCCAGATATAAGATGGCTTATGGATAAACTTGAAGAGACGTTAGGTAGAGACTTTTGCCGACAAGCGGCTGAGGATATGATTGGAAAAGAAATCGACAAAGGTGAATATGATCAAAAGGGTCATAGAGGTCAGTAACCTGATTATTACTGGACACACCAGGTCAGAGATAATTCGACACACTTCTGAATGGAACGTAAGCACTAGGCAAATCGATACATACATCGCCTTGGCCACTAAAGAGATCGAGGAAGTAAATAAGAACAAGTATGAGCAAAACCTCTCGATTGCCCTTCGAGCTCTCTGGGCAGACTACAGGACGTGTACAAAGCACCAAGACAAACTCGGGTTCTTAAAACAGATCGCCCACCTTCAAGGTCTGGGATCGATCAACGTTAACCTCAAAGACCAAAGAGAACTATTAGACCAATCGGATGAAGAACTAGACCAGTCATGGGTAAGTGACGACATCATGGATGAGGATGAGTCAGAGGATGACGACGGAAACGACCAGACAGAAGAAGATAACTAAAGACCAAATCAAAAAAGAGTTTTGGTACAGAGGTCGCCTTCATTGGAAGCTGCACGCTGGTCAAAAAGTAGTTAAAAAACTCTACGACTCTGTAGAGACTCAACTCTTCGTTGCTAACATCTCGCGGCAATTTGGGAAGTCATTTTGGGCAGTCACCGAAGCTCTGTCCATGGCCATCAAGAAGCCAAAGTCACAGATCAGATACGGAGCTGCATTTCACACTGACCTCACGGAATTCATCATTCCAGCTTTTGATAAGATCTTGGAGGATTGCCCACCAGCCATAAGACCAGTGTTTAAAAAGTCAGGAACTGTTTTCGTCTTTCCAAACGGCTCAAGAATTAAGCTTGTCGGTGTCGATAGAAACCCGAATGGACTTCGAGGGAATACCCTTGACCTCATAATTTTAGACGAAGTCGGCTTCATTTCTAACCTGAATTACATCTATCTCTCAGTCATCATTCCGGCCACTATGCATAGACCAAACGCCAAGATTATCATGATCTCAACTCCTCCAGCCACTCCCGCACACGCATTCATTGATTATTGTCAAAAGGCACAAGCCCAAGGTTCCTACGTGGAGCTTGATATTTACAAGAACCCAATGATCACCGAAGGCACGATCAAAAGACTCATGGATGAATCCGGCGGCGAGCACACCACGACCTGGAAGCGTGAATACTTATGCCAAATGATCACCGATTCAGACCTTGCGATAATCCCAGAATGGACCGACGACCTTATCCAAGAAATCCCCAGAGACGAGTTCTTTCGGTACTATCATAAGTATGTCGGCATGGACCTGGGAGTTAAGGATTTCACTGCTGCAATCTTTGGATACTACGACTTTAAGCGCGCATCTCTCATCATTGAAGATGAGTTCGATACTTCAAAGGAAGGTTCATCAATTAATACTGAAATGATTGTGGATCTTGTCAGGAATAAAGAAAAAGAACTTTGGGGTGACGGTGAGGATGGAAAGCCTTTTGAGCCATTTAGAAGGGTCGCCGATAACAACTGGCCCTTACTAATCAATGATTTCAGTCACCTTCATAACCTAACATTTATTGCAACGAGTAAAGATTTGTTAGAAGCTATGATCAATGAGCTTAGAATTCTTATCCAAAACAAACGACTCATTGTGCACCCCAGATGTCATAAACTCATCGGGTCGATCAAGTTTGGAGTCTGGAATAAACACAAAAAGCTCTTTGCCAGATCCACTCTCTACGGACACTTCGATCATCTCGCAGCGCTCATCTACCTCGTCAGAAACCTTGCAACAAACTCTAATCCAATCCCTGCACTTCATGGACATGAAACGCATAGGTCTTGGACTCGTGGCATCGATAGCGGAAAATCTCACAACGCTAAAACATTTGAAAATCTATTTAATAAAAACAAATTCAAAGGATGAATTGTGGCAACAACAGACAACTCTACGGATGAAAACGGAAACGAACTCTATTGGGCTGCAGCTCCTGAGAATGAGATTGCAGACAGGATTCTAGAAAAGAAAGATAAGTACTACGACGCGCTCGTGACGTCTGGTCGATTTGATCTCTATATGAGGTCATGGACCAAGTACAACCAGAATGCTTTGACTGGAGCGACACTTAATAGCTCAGGGGCGCAGGGTGAGCTCACAACCATGTATGTTAATCACTTCAGAAACCTGCTTCTCCACTTAGAGACCATGACTAGACAGCAGAGAATTGCTTACCAGCCAATGGCTACAAATAGCGACAAGAAATCGCAAAGCCAGGTGATTCTTGCAACCGGTATTCTAGATTACTACCTTGTACATAAAGACTTAGAGACAACTATCAACCTAGCTCTTAAAGAGGCTTTGATTTACGGAGAAGCTTTTGGTGCGGTCTCTTGGGATGTATTTGCAGGTGAAACCTACGGGCTAAATGCCATCGGCCTTCCTCAGTATCAAGGTGACATCAAATACTCAAATTACAATCCTTTGAGCTGCATTCGTAATCTTGAAAAGGACAAACCAAACAAAGATGACTGGTTTATCTTAAGAGATTTCGAGAATAAGTATGACCTCTCCGCCAATGCTCCTGAGCACATAAAGAAAAGCATTCTTGATGACTCTGACGACTTACTTGAAATGGCCAGGTCCACAGTTATTTCATTTATTGACCTAGAAGACTCTGACTTGGTCGCGGTGTATACACTTGTACACAAGAGAACTCCAAGCCTTCCAGAGGGCAGATTCGTTAGAGTTCTTGAAAACGGGACCGTGTTAGTCCATGGACCGCTTCCATACAAAACACCGAACATTTATCGCCTATCTCCTGATGAAATGACCGGCACTATTCTAGGTTACACAGTTGCATTCGATTTGTTACCAATTCAGGAAGGGATTGATGCCCTTTACAACGCTGCGATCTCAAACAACGTGAACTTTGCAACTCAAAACATTCTAGTCCCTAAGGGTCATGACACCTCTACGACTCAGTTATCTGGCGGACTGAACCTAGTTGAGTATGATCCAAAGGTTGGGAAGCCTGAACCGCTCAACCTTACTCTGACATCACCTGAAACCTATAGATTCATGGAAATGCTAGAGGAGCTTGGGCAGGTTATATCTGGCGTGAATTCAGTAGCGCGTGGAAATCCAGAGGCATCTCTGAAATCAGGAGCTGCCCTTGCTCTTGTCCAATCACAAGCAATTCAGTTCACAATGACTCTTCAGAATTCATACATCAAGTTTGCTGAAAATCTTGGTAACGGCACGATTGAAATCACACAAGACTTTGCAGACACTCCACGAATTGCCGAGATTGTCGGTAAATCAAATCAGCCAATTGTTCACGAGTACAAGGGATCTGACATTTCTGGCATAAAGCGGGTCTCTGTTGAGACTGTGAATCCTGCATTTAGAACTACTGCCGGAAAAGTTAACATGGCAGATCTGTTCTTAGAGAAAGGACTCATCGTAAATCAAGACCAGTACGTTCAGACCGTGAACACTGGCCGCTTTGATTTACTGATTCAAGGTAAGCAAATGCAGCTGCTTCTTATCAAGGGTGAAAATGAGGCTCTTGCTAAAGGTGAAAAACAAACTGCAATTGTTTATGATAATCATCTTCAACATATTCAAGAACATCAGATCAATACTGCAACACCACAAGCAAGGTACGATAGAAACGATCCAAGCCTTGCAGTTACCCTTGAGCACATTCAAGAACACATTAATTTTCTCATAAGCCCAGATCCAAATATTCAGAACGTTCTCAAGATGACAGGCCAACAAAGCTTATATGTCCCACCAATGATGCCTGGACAGATGCCAGGACAGCCAGTATCACCGCCACAACCAATGCCACAAGAGTTTGTAGGAGACACTGGAGAGGCCCTTGGCGCGGAACCTGCAGTCATGACAGAGGCAGGGCAAGTGAACATTGCACAGATGCCACGACCACCGCAAAACGCGGACCCTAGGTCTGCCGAAATCATAAATGGAGAGCGAGAATCCATGATGTGATGAAAGTGAGGAAAATGGTTAGAAGATACAAAACAGAGGACTTTGACCAAATTAAGCAGTGGCTTATTGATAGAAACCAGAAAGTGTTTCATCCGCGCATCTTGCCCAAAGTTGGATTCATTGTTGATGATCTTGCAGCCGTTTTCCTCTACCAGACCGACTCTGACCTGGCCTACATAGAGAACTTGGTCTCAAACCCACACGCTGGTTACGAGGAAAGAGACGATGCCATTTGCCAGGTCACAGACACAGCTCTTCAAGCTGCAACTATATTGGGATTTAAATTTGTCATGGGAGTTACTAAAAACAAGAGCGTCTTAGTTCGAGCAGTGAAAAAGGGTGCAAAAGTTGAAGCCGGTCAGTTCTTACTAACGAAACAACTAAAATAGGGGAGTGAATGAGTACAGAAATGGGAGCACAAGGAGCGGCTCCTGCACAATCAGGGAATACGACAAGTGAAACAAGTGACCAAGGCCAAGAGAATGCAAATGAATCAAGGCCACAGAGGGGATCAACTTCGCACAGGCGTGGCGGGTTCTTTGCGGATCCTCCAGAGACTAGGAAGGAAGCTGCACCTAAAGATGAGAGAGAGTCTCAAGTAGACGACGAGCCAGAGGAGCAGAAAGAACCAACTCCTCAAGAGAAGCGCAAATACAAGGTCAAGGTTTCAGACAAAGAGGTCGAGGTCGATGAGGATGAACTATTAAGAGGCTACAGCTTATCAAAGGCTTCAACTCAGAAGTTTGAGGAAGCGGCTAAGATTAGAAAAGAGACTGCTGCCTTGGTTAACGCTCTTAAAACCAAAGAAGGCATGTTCTCAATCCTTCAAAAGCTAGGTCATGATCCAAGGGCTTTGGCTGAGGAATACCTACACGAGGTCATTCAAGATGAAACCATGGACCCTAAAGATAAGGCGTTAAAGGACCGTGAGCGCGAGCTTGAAAAGTACAAACAAATGGAAGCCAAGCGCGCTGAATACATAAAAGCTAAGCGCTTAGAGAAGATGACTCAAGCCCAAATTGAGTTCTACAACCAAGAATTCTCTAAGGCATTAGACCTTGGAGGACTTCCTAAGACTAAAGAAGTCACTCAAGCCATGGCAAAGCACATTAAAAAAGCTGCTTCAGAGGGATGGGAATTAACTCCAACCGATGCTGCTGCTTTAGTGAAACACGACATGGAGCAAATCTCTCAAGTGAATTTCAGAAACCTAAGCGGTGATCAACTTCTTGAATTCCTAGGTGAGGAAGCAATCGTTCGCGCACTTCAAGCCAGAGGAGCTAGAGTTAAAAGTCCAAACGATAATCTCAAAGTACCAGACCCAGATCAACAATCTAAAACCAAAAGGTCTAGTAGCTCCCATTTATCACAAGTTGAATGGAATAGAATGAAACGGCAACAAAGGTAGAAAGATTTATCTTGATTTTTCTCCACAATCGACCGTTAATTTAAAAGACATGAGGGACTCGACTTTAAAAGTGGATATCCCAAAATCAAAACGTATCCCATAAGTTTAACAACTTTGGTTCCTCATGATCTTCTTTGAACATGGCGCCTTGCTAATCTCTAACGAGACGTAGGCTAACCGATCAAACGAATCACCGCGGCACTTTAAAGTTGAAACACCAAAATCTAATCTAATTTTTTAACTTTAATTTTTAAAGAAGGAACAGCCATGTCATTAACGGGTGATTTAAATTCAACGTATAAAGTTGCGTATGCAAAAGGTATTGAGGACTTACTACCTCCTAGTGGTAAACTTAAGCGATCAATCGAATTCGTGCCCTCAGAGCGAATGAACGGTAAAGACTATGAAATGCCTGCTATTGTCGCCTCAGAGCAGGGTTTCACATATTCATTAGATACTCAAACTGCTTACACCCTGAATGATTCAATCGGTATGACCATGCAAACTGCGGTCGTTCCAGGTTCAGACATTGTTCTTGATGCAACTGTTGGTTACAACCAAGCTGCTCGAGCAAACCATTCTGCAACTTCATTCAGAAGCGTCATGGGCATCAAATTTGAGAATATGATGAAATCTTCTGAGAAGCGCCTTGATATCGCAATGCTTTATGGTCAAGACCATATTGCTCAAGCTGCTGCTCAAGCTGTAGTTATCGCATCTTCTATGCTTCCAATCGTTATCGATGCAGACGAATGGGCAACTGGTATCTGGACTGGTTCAACTAACGCACAGGTTGTATTTGTTAAAGCATCTGACAACACTGCGGTTGATTCTTTGAGATCATTCACTGTTGCTAAGGTTGTTCCATCAACTCGCACTGTTTATTTCTCTGCAGGTACTGCAGGAACAGCAGGAACACTCACAACTCTTGAGACTGCTATCGAAGCATATGCATGCAACATCCACTTCTATGGCTCTTGCTCTGGTTCCGCTGGAACTTTTGCTTATGCTGAAATGGCTGGTATCAAAGTTCAAATGACTAACACTGGTACCCTTTTTGGTATCGATGCTGGTGTTTATGATCTTTGGCAGGGTAACACTGTCACCACAACTGGTCAGCTCACTATGTCTAAGGTTTTGAGTGCAATCGCTCAACCTGTACAGCGTGGTCTGGATTCAGATGTAGACATGTGGGTTAACCCTGATACTTGGGCAGATCTCGCATCTAACCTTGCAGCACTTCGCCGATTTGACGGTTCTTACTCTAAAAAGAAGAACTCAAATGGTACTGAGGAGCTGGAATATATCTCTCAAAATGGTATGATCACAATCAAGCCTTACAACTTAATCAAGGCTGGAGATTGCTTCATCTATCCTAAATCTAACATCATTCGAATTGGTGCTGCAGAACTCTCTATGCAAGATCCAACTAAACAACAAGGTGAGATCTTCTTCCAAATCCCTGGTAAAGCAGGCGTTGGAATCAGAACTTACACTAATCAGGCAGTCTTCATCGAGACTCCTGCGCAATGCGTCTATATAGGTGGTTTTACTAATAGTTCTGCAGCTTAATAGCTAGCACTTGAGGGGAGAGGAAGCTCTCCCCTTCTTGTTTTATACGTTTCTCTATTTAAATAAATAACGGGAGAATTATGTCTTTTGCAACAATCGTTTTAGAAAGCCCACTAGCGGCTGACAACCTAAAGTCAGTGATGAACCTAGCCCCACTTCAACTCGATGGACTCAATAACCTAATCGACTATCTTGGAGGAACTGCAGGAGGATTAAACCCCGCATCTCTGACTTGCTTGGTTGGTTCAGTTAAAGCTACAGGAACACTCACGGTTGCTACAGGTGGTTCAGCTAATAATGAAACTATGACTATCGCCAATGTCACATTCACCGCAAAAACAAGCGGTGCAACTGGAAATGAATTTGATATTTCAGCAACAGCCGCAACTCAAGCTGCGAATATGGTTACCGCATTCAATGCAAGCGCAGACCTTGCTGGTATTGTGACCGCAACAAGCCTTTTAGGAGTAGTTACTTTAACAGCTGTGATCCCTGGAGTTGTTGGCAATGCCATTCAGCTATCAGAGGGAACTCTTGCTAACGTCACAAAATCAGCGTTTGCAAGTGGAGCTAATGGAACATCATACGTATTAAATCTTGACTAAATAATGGGGTCTTCATGTCTTTAGTTCTAACGGTTAACGGAAGCACCTATGATTATCCTGAAACTGGTGATTTGAATTGGGGTCCAGACGCTACTGACTGGGCTCAAGCTGTTACTGTAGGTATGCTTCAAAAAGCTGGTGGGCTGTTTCAGCTGCTATCAGAGACTGACTTCGGGACCTCTTACGGTTTGAAGAGTCTATATTACAAATCAAGGACCGCGAATCCTGCAGCTGCTGGACAGATACGGCTTGGGAATACAGACAATATCTCTTGGAGGAATGCGGCCAATAGTGCCGACTTACCCCTGTCTGTGGATGCATCTAATCAGCTGACATTCAACAGTGTCGCAATCGTGAATTCTAGTGGTAACTTCCTAGATAGCACATTTAGAATTGTCGATAACGGTGATGCGACCAAGAAGCTAGCCTTTGAAGTGTCTGGTGTGTCAACTGGCACAACTCGCACAATTACAATGATCGATGCCAACGTTACAATCGTCGGTACAACTAACACTCAAACTCTCACAAACAAGACTCTCACGAATCCAGTTATCGGGTTCATTTCTAATACTGGACTTCTTACTCTTCCCACAGACACGACTGTTCTTGTTGGCCGAAGTACTGGCGACACACTTACTAATAAGGCGATGTCAGGTTCAGACAATACGTTCACAAATATTCCATACAGCGCGCTCATTCTAACCGGATCAATCGTAAATGCAGACATCAGCGCCTCCGCTGCTATAGCAAACTCTAAAATGGCAAATATGGCCGAGAGTACAATTAAAGGACGTGCTGCAAGCTCTGGTACTGGCGCCCCGGTTGATCTAACCGCTACTCAAGCCACAGCTATCCTAAATAACTTTGTTGGAGACTCCGGCGCTGGAGGAACAAAGGGATTAGTTCCTGCTCCTGCAGCTGGTGACGCTGCTGCATTGAAGTTCCTTAAGGCCGATGGAACATGGGCTCAACCAGCTGGTTCAGGTGACGTTACAGGCCCCGCAAGTGCAGTCGATGGGCTTGCAGCTGTTTACAACGGATCTACTGGTAAGATCATCAAGACGTTTGTTCCCACTGCAGGGTCCATTGTTTTTGCAGGAACCGGCGGCATCCTAGAACAAAATAACTCAAGACTGTTTTTTGATAACAGCGGGTTTCAGCTTCGTCTTGGTGATAATACAGATCGCAGTATTGGACTTAATGAGAAACTTCAAGTCAACGCCTCCGCTCAGCACGGAGGAGCTGTTTTCACTGCATGGTCTACTACTGCAGGACATGGGCCTGCTTTATCATTTGCACATTCCAAATCAAACACGATTGGTACTCAGTCAATTGTAGCAGATGGCGACAACCTAGGTCGAATTACATTTTATGGGTCTGATGGAACTGCTTTTATTGCAGGCGCAAGAATAACATCGCAAGTTGATGGAACTCCAGGAACTAACGATATGCCTGGAAGGCTTTTGTTTGAAACAACTCCAGATGGCGCAGCAGCTGCTCTGGAGAGGATGAGAATAGATTCTAATGGAAACGTAGGCATAGGAGTATTAGCTCCTACTTCAAAATTACACGCAGTAAACGCAAGCGCAGGGGTAACCGCCGCGTTAATTACTGGATATTCTGGTGCTCAAATTTATGTAGATTATCTAGGTGGGGCTTCAAACTTTTATGAAGCTAGCCTTCATTCATTTAGGAATTTAGTTGGATCCGAGGCAATGAGAATCAACAGCTCTCAACAAGTTCTTGTCGCTACGACTACCTCTGTAGATACCTTCAATGGAACTGTAAGCCTTCAAGTCGGTGGAACTTCAGCAGTAACTAGGTATACATCTGTCAATAACGCTGGGCAGGTTCATTCTAGATACGACAACAACGACATAGTAGCTCCTTTAACAATCTCAAATCTAACAATTGCCGGGACTACACAAGGCGTTGGTTTGTTTGCAAAGCTATCAAGCGAGACATCGACTCAATATCCAGGTGGGAACATCCAATGGGTTTCTGAAAATGCAACATATACGTCAACAACGTCAACTCAGGATTCTGCATGCAGGATTTCAAACGTATTAAATGGGACTGAAACTGTCGTTTGTAGATTCAGAAGTGCCGGCGGCATTGATGTAGGAATTGTTACGGTTCCAGATAACATTAGCCGCATTCATAACACTAGCACAACGAACTACACTCTTGGAGTTAGAAACGTCTCTACCGACACAGGCAGTGACGCGATCCCTGCTATTCAAATCACAAAAGGTTCAACGACAAATACCGCTGGCTCCAACCACTTTATCGACTTCTATATAAATGCAGGAGCAACAGGAAGTGGGGCGATCGCATCTAACGGTGCAAGTGCTGCAGCGTTTTTCACTCTATCAGATAGACGTCTGAAGAGAGACATAAAGCCATTAGAATCAGCTCTTGATCTTATTGGCAAGTTAAACCCAGTTACATTCAAATGGGCAAATGCAAAGGAAGACAAAGACTCTGTCGGATTCATTGCTCAAGAGTTCGCTGAAGTATTGCCAGAAGCTGTCATGAAAACAGATGACGGGAAATCTGATGAAATGCCTAAGAAGAAGAGAAATATTGAAGTCGGTGATGATTTTAAAACTGTTGAAATTGATGACCCGTGGATGATGAGCGACTCTGGACTGATTCCGTATTTAGTTCAGGCCATTAAAGAACTAAAGGCAGAGATTGAAGTACTTAAACAAAGAGGGATTTAATAATGAAATACGTTTTAGTTGAAAAGACAGTCGCATTCTCAAGTGCGTATACAAACTACACCACGGCAATTGACGTTGGATCCGCTGGATTGGACTCAATCTCTTGCATGGCAATTGTCGATGTAGACACTCCCGCAGCTGTTGTTGTTCCAAGTGCTGACATCAATTTCACGACTGATATATTCACAAAGACAGCGCATGGTTTAACGACTGGAGTAAAAGGGCAGTTCACCACCTCAGGAGCTCTCCCCACGGGTATTTCAGCAGCTACCGATTATTTCATTATTTACCTAACTGCCAATACCTTCCAAGTTGCGACGAGTTTGGCACTGGCCCAAGCAGGAACTGCGGTTAATATGTCAGACGCAGGAACTGGAGACCAGACTTTCACGCCGACTGCTCTTGCTGGCGGAACAATCAAGTTCCAGCAATCAAATGATAACTCAACTTGGGTGGATCTGGGATCTGCTACGAACATCACTGTAGATGCAAACCTATACATAGAAAAAGATCGACCTACTTCAAAGTATGTTCGTGTAGGGATCACGCTAACAGCAGGACACATTTCTGCAAGCCTTCAACTATTAGGCAAAGGGGATAAAGCATGAGCGCAGAGAAATTAAAACTAATCCAAAAGCTAATGGATGAATTGATCACAGACATGGAACCCACACAAGACGACTACATGGAAAAGCTAGGCAAGAAAAAGCCAGAGATTGAAGTCGTTAAGATGGAGGGGAAACTTCCTCTTGGAGAGATGGAAGATGACATGGAAGGCATGGACCATGAGATGGGCGAGGAGTCTATGGACTTTTCCTCAATCATGAACATGGACAAAGAGGATGAAGAAGAATCCGACCTTAAGAAGAAACTAATGAAAATTAAAGGTATGTAATGGCACTTCCACAGTACGATGTAGAACAACTAATCCTTAACATCCAGAGGCGATGTACTGTTCCTACGAGTCAATTGACATTTACAGATCAGGATTGGGCTGCAATGGCAACCGATGAACTCGGTGACTCGCTAATTCCTATCATCATGTCTACAAGAGAAGAGTACTTCGTTGAATATGTGGATGTAGCGTTAAGTGGTGGGTCCATTGAAATCCCATCAGACACCATTGGTGAGAAACTTCGTTCTGTCTGTTACCTGCAAGCCGGGACGCCACTTTCAATGATAAACCTGCCTAGAATTGATTTGGACATTGTAGCTGGATTTAATCAATTCAGTTTTACGACTGTTGCTGGATTCTACATCACTGGGAACCTGCTGAACATCTACCCGTCTAATGCGCTTCCTCAGAATTCAACGATTAGACTCTATTATTACAAAAGACGTCTTGCGCTGGCTCAACCTGCAGACTACGGGAAAATCATCTCAATCGATGTACCAGGAACAACTTTAGTTTTATCCAATGTTCCAAATGACTGGTCTGCTGGTACTCAAGTTAATGCAGTTTCAAGCGTACCTAATTTTAAAACCACAAATTCTCTCATGACCATCACTGCAGTCTCATCACCTTCGATAGTGGTTGATAACGTCGATGACCTCTCAGTCGGTGATTTCGTATCAGATCTTGGTTGGAGCGCAGTCCCTCAAGTTCCGGTTGAAACCCACGGCTATCTTGCGCAGCTTGTGGCGGTCAAAGCTCTAGAAGGCCTTGGTGCTTTTGATGGGATGAAGGTAGCTCAAGCCAAACTTGAAGAGATGAAGCCAGACATGCTTATTATGACATCTCAAAGAGTCGATGGGTCTGTGAAAAAAGTAGTTAACCCAAATAGATTGAACGGTTTTGCAGGAGGGACCCTCAGACGTTGGGGAGGATGGTGACATGGCAGCACAAATCCTAGATCTTCAGCTAACCGGCCTTTACATTTCACCAAATAATCTCTCTGGTACTCCTCCAGGGTCACTCGCTATTGCCGACAACGTGGTGATCAACAACAAGAACATCATTTCATCTCGCAGGGGCCAAACCCAGTACGGAACAGCGCTTACTCTCACCCCTCCAGGCCAGGTCAATAAGCTCTTTAACTATGTGAACTCTCTAATTCTAAACTACCAATCAAAGCTTGCCTATGATTCTGGCAGCGGAACATGGGTAGACTATTCTGGCTCATACACTGTTCCAAATGCAGACTACAAGATGCGATCGCTTGAAGCCCTAAGGAACATCTATTTCACAACCAGCCAGGGGATTCTGAAGATCGATGCGCTGACAGCTACTCCAAGAATAGCGGGAGTTGTGGAGGCCTTAGGTGGAACCGGATCGGTCACCGGGTCCTCTGGCTTCTTATTAGAAAACTCCTCAGT